TTTTTAAAATTCTAACTGTGGTTACATTTGGATCTTTTAAAGATTGTTGATTTCTTTCTAATCCAATTACCATATCGCTAAGCTGACCAATTCCAGCACTACCTCTAAGTTGTGATAATGTAGTATGACCACCTTCTTCGTGACCTTTGTCTGCTAGCACTCTTCTTAAATGCGAAACAACTATTAATCCTATTTGAGTTTCTTCTACTAAAGATCTTAATCCTGTCATGATGTTATCAATAGATCTACGCTCATCACCATTTTCATGACCTGATACTACAATTGATATGTGATCTAATATTACGTATTCGCACTTAAGTGCTTTTGCTAAATACCTAATTTTGCTTAATAGATTATTATATTCTAAAGAACCAAAGTGATTATAAAATAAAACATTATTGTTTTTAAATAACTCATTAAAACTTTTTTTAATTTTTTCTTTATCTAATTTTTCAGTAGTTAAATGTAATGGAGTGTTTAAATCTATACTGATTAAACTTTCAGCAGATTTTCTTAAGTTTTCCTCTAAAGCTATATAACCTATTTTTTTATTTGATTTAATTAAATGGTAGGCAACCTCTCTACAAAATTGACTTTTACCAATACCTGTTCCAGCAGCTACTGTAATTAATTCACCTTTACGAATACCTCTTGTTTTAAAATTTAAACCTTTAAATGGATATTCAATTGAAGGAATTGGTTTTTGTTCAACAACATCTGTATATAAATCATAAGCGTCAATTATACCGTCTGGTCTATAAACTTTTGCGTCCCATAAACAATTGAGTAATTCTTTAGATTGGTCTGCTTGCAGCATTTCATTTGCGTCTTTCATTGGAAGTCTAGTTATTTTAACTTGACCGGGTTGAAACAATTCTGAAACTGCTTTAGCTGCTTTTAATCCAGGTTCATCTTGGTCAAAACACAAAATGATTTCTTCATACGCTTGCAAAAACTCTAATGAATTAGCTACATCTTTAACTGCATTATGAGCTCCATTCTTTAATGAAACTACTGGCCATTGATTGCCATATACTTGACTAACACTTAGACAATCTATTTCGCCTTCTGTTATTGTAATTCTTTTTCCAGCATCTCTAAATAAATGCTCACCATATAAACCAACTGTTTTAGGATCACCTATCCACGCAAAGCTTTTATCTTTAAATCTTAATTTATAAGTATGATTTCCGTAATCAGCAGCATGGACCAATTCATTTTTAAATGTAGCAAATTTGTAACCGTATTTTTTACAAGTTTCTATTTTAATTTTTCTACTTACTATTGGTTTGCATTCAAGATTTTTTAATTCATTATTCATAGTGAATTCTTTTGTAATTATTTTGTCATCTGCGTGTTCGTAATATTGGCAACCAAAACAATAAGCATGACCATCGTCATATCTAGCAAGGTTATTTTTGCTTAAACATTTTGGACAAGGTTCGTGTGTAGTAAAGTCACTCATATTCTTTGAAGATAGCGACACAATATTTTAAATATAAAATAACTATACGATGCAGATGCTACCAGTGCATGGTCGACGATTTTATTATTTAACGCCTTGTGCGCTATCTCATTCTTCTCCTTTTTAGTACCCGATAACAGCCACAAAAAAAGGCAGGGTTGATCCCACTTTGAGGCGCTTTTTAATTTGGTTGAATAACACTGATGAAGGTTAAGATGTCTCTGGTAAGACATGTTATTCAATCCCCACTAAAACTAGTTGATTAGTATCGCTTTCTTTTTTTCCTGCGCGATTCCACAAATGGCTAATTAAGTCTTCACCATTTTTAAAATTAGTAATTAATTTATCTGGTAAGTATGGACTTCCATAAATACATTTTAAAGCTGGTTTCCAATGCTGTTGGTATATGTGTTGTGACCCAGCTGTTAAGGTCAACTCACCTAATTCTAATTTAATTTTATGCTGAGATTTTAATTGTAATAAAACATACAATGAAATTTGAGAAAAATTATATACATCGTAAACCCAACCAAGCCACGCATCACTTGATCTCATTGTAGCATTACAATGCAATTTATTATTTCTAATTAAAAATTGTAAACTTAAAGTACAAGGTATGTCTTTACTCGGTCTTGGATTTTCTCTCCAAATATTTATAATTGCTTGTCTTGTGCTGTTGTCAGTAGCTAACGAAGATACAACATAAGATAATTGATCTACTACTTTAACACCATAAGCTCCAAAAAACCTAACACCGTCGTCACTAAATTGAGGTATCATTTTAGAATAAGGAGCAATTGTAGAAACTTTATTATCACCGGACAAAATCCAAGCAGCTTCTGCGTATCTAAATTTTTCTCCTATTTCTCTTTCTCTAATACAAACCATAGGATCAGACATTGAAACTCTGCTTTGGTAACCAATAAGTTCTTTAGTTTTAAAACCTCTTGGTGAAACAACTGGTGCATCATTAAGAGCTTTTAATAAGTCAATCCAAGCTTTATTCGCGCTGGCCATAGATCTCCTTTTTTATAAATTCTTCAGCACTTTGTTCTGCATAATTGTAAAGAACAAAATACGGAAAAGTGTTTTTAAATAATTTGTATGCGTCGTAAACTTTTGAAACATCGTCAAACTGCTCTTGCCCTTTACCTTTTCTTTCTAAGAAATTTTTAAGAACAAGATCTTTTGGAGGTAAACAAAGAATATGTTTTGTTAATACATTTTCAGTTACTCGCTTTTCCATTGTATAAATATTGTATGTAGGTCCAGCTCTAAATATAGTTCCGTAAATTAATTCGCTTGGCCAGTGCCTATCAATAATTACTGTTTCTAATTTTAAAGATTCTAAATGTGGCTTATATGCGTGAGCATAAACACCGTGATGTATATATAAATAATCAGTTAATTTTTCTTTTAGCTTTGTAGCTAAAGTAGTTTTGCCTGCACAATCAGGTCCTTCTAATATAATTCGCATATTTTTTTATTATCTAAATTTGTTATTATTTTTAGATCTCCGTATTGTTGGTTAAGTTGCGTTGTAATATTTTTAAATGTAGTAAGTTGATGATGAGAAAAATTATTTTTTCCAACAATTAAAACTCCAATAGCTTCAGAATTAAATTCACAAATATCTCCGGCAAAAGAATCTATGTCTCTTCCTTTTTCTATTTCGCCATTTAATCTAATTAAATAATGGTATCTAAAACCTAAATGACCAAGCTGCCGATGTTGTTTGTCTAATAATTCTTTAGTAACATCTAAAAATTCCGGCGTGTCTGTATGTTCTACAAATATATAATTAGTCATCTTTCTTTTTTTAAGACCTACGTTTTTCATTAATCCACTCAACTGGGATTGTTTCTTTTGCATATTTAAAATTATTTGTTTGACACCACATTGCGTAAGTAGTTTTTGAAATTTTGCTAATGCGTTGATTAGGATTTGAGAAAACAAATCTAATATCTAAATTTGGGTGCTGCTTTTGAATAAGTAAATGTTTCTGTCTATCTTTAGTTAAAAATCTACCTTTAGCTTCAATAATAATATCGTTTGGTAATATAAAATCTGGTGTGTAACGAGTTTCTTTTTGAGGTTTTGTAAATCTAATTACTAATGTTTCATATTTGTAGTTAACACCTAGCGAGTTTAATTGACTCGCTAAGCGTTCTTCTAAACCACTTCTAAACGAAATCTTCGTTTGTTTCTTCTGTTGGTTTGTCATTTGTTGTGATTGTTTCTTGAGCTATATGTTCGTAGCCAGCTTCTTCTTTGAAACCTAAAGAATCCATGCTTGGCATAGGCTTATTCTGAAGTTTTAAAACCTGTACTCCTACAAGTCTTAATGACACTCCAGCTCCATTTGTAGGTACGAAATAAGGAATTAAATCAGCAGATACTTTGACTTCACTACCGCCATATATATCTGTTTCAATTATTGGTTTTCCTTTTGCGTCAACAACAATTGGTCTTACTTCGTTGTTTCCTATTTTAGCTTTGCTTTTTATTTTAAATAAAACTTTGTTGCCTTCCATTTCGACGTAAGGCTTATCTGCAAGTTTTATATCTTTTTTCTTTTTTTCTTGTCTAACAGCATCTGCATTAGCAGCAAAAACTTTATCGATTGCTTCAATTAATTTTGTTGCATCAGATTTATCGACAAGAATATTACAACTGTACAATCCATCTGGATTAAACTTTGTATCTGGTTGTTTTAACCAAGGATATGAAGCTTGTCCTTTTGGAGTTGTAACTCGAGTATATTTACCCATGTTTTCTCCTATAGTTATATTCTATATGTGTAACTAATTCACTAGTGTATAGCATTAGTGGAAAAAATAGGTTGCTGAATTGATTTCCTCTATATCTAAGTTGCCCTTATTAGGTAGTTCAGGCAATTTAGCTTTAAGTTTATCAGGCAACAGACCTAATATTTGGTCCCTAAAATCCGCTAGTGGATCCATTTCAGTGTACAATTGTATAAAAGCATCTCTGGTACATTTATTTAAAGTGTCCATATCACAAGCTAAAGTCGCATATGAATCGTGAACCATACCAAAATCTTTAATCCCATTAGCTAAGCAATGATCTATTGTAAGATACATAGCAGTCGCATCTAACGAATGAACAAAATTAGGTGAAATACCATTACTTTGTTTTCGTTTATTTATTTTATCTGTATGAGATTTAATTCTAATTCTACCCATCATCTTTGTTTTTACGACCATATCTTTTTGATCGTAATAAGCTTGAGTAACTGGAAAACCTAATGGAGTTGTCCAGTGAACTGGTGACGATAACGAAGCACAAAGTCTTGCAGCTTTTTGTAACCAGCTCATAGCCTCTCTTGCTTTAATTACTGTAGTACCAATTGAATCCCAAATTGTATGAGCTAATAATAAGTTAGCTGCAGTTCTGTTTTTAAATCGTATAACATCACCTTTTTCTTCGCGTTCTTCTACGTATTCGTCAACAAATTCAACGCAAGAAAATCTTGTTCCGCCATACGGTAAAACCATAACTGATCTTTTAGTTGCTTTACGATCTATTCCTAGGTCCAACCATTCTTTAGCAACAGGATTGTCAGATGCTTTAAGTTTCTCAATTACTTTATCACAAACTATTTGATAAATATCTTGAGGTTGTTTTGTGTTTGTTAAGTTAACTGCAGCTCCACCTACTTCATCTCTTAGCATCGCACTAAAATGTTGTAAGCCATTACAACTACCGTCAATATTAATAGGTAAACTAGATTCAAATGATCTACCGTTTTTAATAAACTTATCAAATTCAAAACAAGCAGCTAAAAATTGCCAAGGCTTATCTGCTGATTCCCAAAATGGAGTATTAAAAGGTTCATTACTACATTTAATAATAGCTTCTTTGTTTTTATGGACCCAATCTATTCTTTGTTCTAAAGATAATTTATCTTGTCCATATGTATTAGCTAAATGTAGACAAAGATATTTTTCGCCTACTTCTCCTAATGGTTTTTTGTTTTTAAACAACAACAAAGATTTAGCAATATCAGTTCCTTGTGGATTCAAATAAGCTGGAACGTAATACAATCTTTTTCTAAAATCTGTTTGGCAAGGAAATGCAAATGAATCTTCTTTAAATTTATCTGCTAGCCATAATATTTTAGCTGTTGCTAATCTTTTAGAAGATAGTTTTTTATTTAAAGTATAGACACTAGTTGCATGAGCTTTCCAAGCTTGCAATGATTGTTTATTACTATCAATATCAATTGGTTTGTTTGGTAATTCTAATAATTTAGAAACTACTAAACCGCCTCTGTTTCTATCATCGTTATTAAACACTGTTTTAGCTACCATCAGAACTTCATTATTAGTTTTCCACATAGTATCTTGAACAGCATTAATTCCTTGATAAACACCAGGCATTTCGTAGTTACTTAATTGTTTTAAATAGGTCCTGTGCGAAGTGATATTATGACCAGTAACTAAAAATAAAGGTTTAATGTGATGAGATATATACCCACCACCCATACCATTTTTCCATTTTCTAGGTTTAACAAGCATTGGAAAATATTCAGGATTTAAAAATTCATTAAATTCTTTTACTGAATTAATCCAAGTTAAAGTTTTTTCTGTTGGAGCTAAGACAAAATAAGATCTTTTATTTAGAGATCTTTTAATTACTTTCTCAATTTTGCACAAATTAGTTGCATGAATAAATATGCTAATTAGCTTTTCGCCTACTAGCAGCTTGTCTCTTGTGGACCATTTTTCCCAAGCAAAGTTTTGTTTTTTGCTATTAACTAATTGTTTCCAACGTCTGTATTCGTAATGACCACTGCGTTGGTTTAAATCTTGGTGTATTTTATCAAATAAAAAATTATGAGTTTCGCAGAATTTTCTAAAATAACACTCATCTTCTATTTTACCACCTAAAGAAATAGCTGATGCTGTAAA